TTGTTGCAAATCTTTACTTCTTCAATTGCTCGGCAGATTGACTACCAAGATCTTGTGATTAAGGATCATGAGATTAGAATTCGCCAGAATGTAGAAGGCAGGATTAGAAGTACAGAGCAAATCTTAGAGCTTAAGAAGAAGGTTAAGCATATAGAAGATGTTATTTCTACCGAGGCTTATTCACTTCAAAGTATCCTAAACGACCCGTTTGAAAGGGATAACAAATGATGATTAGACTTATCAAAGGTTTTAGCTATGGACTTCTAGGCGGAACTGTTGTCGGTGTTATTCTTGCCCTTCTTATGAGTATCACTGCTGGTTGTACTCACCCGCCGCGAACGATTCCGTTTGATCTTGACGGAGATGGTGCTCCGGATATTCTTGCAGTTGATGCTGATGGCGATTATATCCCTGACCTCGATGCTAACGGTCAACCTATTTTGGTTGAGGGTACTGAACACTATGGCATGACATACAAGGTTGATACTGCAATTCCAAGCCTTCTTACTATTCTTGGTGGTTTGACTGGAATCGGTTGGCTCGGTGGGGCTGGAATCCTTTGGAATCGTGTAAAGGTCGGTCGGGTTGTTAGTAATCTTATTGCTGGTATTCAAGCTGCTAGGCAAAAGATTGCGGAAGACGGCCCTGAAGGTCTCTTGGAACAGATCGATGAGACTCTTGACGTGGTTGAGACTAAAGAGACTAAGAAGGTTGTCAGCAATGTAAAGGACAAAGAAGGTTTTGTTTCTGCAACAGATAAAGTTCTGGAATAGCCAATGGCTTTCAAAGAGTTAAAACCTGAAGATTGGTTTGTTGAGATTGAAAAGGGTCTGGAGTTTCGGAGAGACTACGGTCTTGAAGAAATCTGGACTCAGAATGAATCTTTCTTCTACAACGTGAATCCCCACAGCTCATATGGGCCTAATCTCATTATGAGCGTAGGTGATGCTATGATCTCACATCTTTCTTCTTCTCAGCCAAGGGTGAGTGTTTCCGCCACTAGAGCTACGGGGCACGAGGCTGCGAGAATCATTGAGAGTGTAGACAACCAGCTTATCGATGAGTTGAATGTTGATCTCGAGATTCAAGAAGCTGTTCTCCATGCTTATCTTTACGGCAGGGGATTCTTAAAAATCGGATACGACTCTGAGTGGGGTTGGTCACCAGAACTTGGAATCCATGTAAACGACGAGGCACTCGGTGTTAGCCTTTCTCAGTTTGACTCAAAGGGTAGAAGGATTGAGTTTGATGACTCAGCCCGTCCTGGAATGCCTTGGGTAAAAGCGGTTCTTCCCCATGATATTGTACTTCCTTGGGGAACTAAAAGCCTCAAGGATGCTCGTTGGATTGCCCATCGGGTAATTCGCGGAATTGATGAGATCAAGGCAGATCCTAAGTATACAAATCGTCGAGATCTTGAACCTATGATGAGTATGAAGGATTTTACTGAGAGTTATCTTTCTGTTCATAAACTCTCTAGGCTGAGTGAGTCTGGCGGGTTCTCGGCGTTGAACCGTCTTAACGAAGGGAACGAGGCTAAGTTCTGTGAGTTGTGGGAAATCCACGACAAGGTAACGGGAAAAGTAGTTACACTTGCTAGTGGGTTTGATAAGTTTCTGAGGAATGAATCAGACTCGCTCCAACTCGGATCTCTTCCCTTTTGTTCTATCTCTTTCATTCCAGTGGCTCGGGCATTTTGGACTACTCCTGATGCATACTACTTGAGTCATTACCAGAATGAGCTTTTCGATATTTCAATCCAAGCTTCGAAACAGCGAAAGGCATCTGTTCTTAAGTTTCTGTTCTCTGATGGAGCTATTTCAGAAGAACAACTTGAAAATATTCTTTCAACAGACGTAGGGTTGGGAGTCAAGATTGAAGCTGGTAATTCCCTAAAAGAGGCTGTTCAACCTTTTACAGCAAGTAATAACAACCAATTTCTCTACCAAGACTCTTATCATATCAGGAGTGATGCAAGAGAAAGCGTTGGGTTTTCAAGAAATCAGCTTGGAGAGTACGAGACTAAGGGAAGACGTACTGCTCATGAAGCAATGCTTGTACAGCAGGGAAGTGGGCAGAGGATGTCAAGACGGCAGAAAGTGATTGCTGATCTTTACGAAGACTTGACTAATAAGTTGAATGCAGTGATTTTCAAATACTGGAGTTCGCCGCGGTGGGTGGAGTTGACAATGCCCGGGTCTGAACCTAAGTGGGTACAGGCTGTTATGAGTGAACTTAAGAGTAAATATAGGTATGATGTAGAGTTTGGAGATGACAGAAATACAAGGTTCCAAAAGGCAGTTACGTTGTTCCAGCTGCTTAGTCAAGACCCGAGTATAGATCCTTCTAGAATGGTTGATCTTATTGTTTCTGCTCTTAATGATCCTGAGGTTTCAAGGGTAGTTAGTGAAGGGAGACGAGATGCCGCTTTACGTCTACAAATGCAAGAAGTGCCAGGTGGAAATAGAGGAGTTTCGCAGAATCAAGGACAGAAACAGAGAGAGCAAGTGTCCTCAGTGCAAAGGCAAGATCAAAAGGGTTGAGGTTGTTAGCTTTTTGCCTGATCCTTGGAAACCTATTACTCTTGAACACGTAGAGGAAAATCCTGTACATTTCGAGAGAAAGAAAGACCTTAGAGATTACTGCAAAAAGCATAAGCTAGAATCTGGAGCTTTGTTATGAGTGAAGAGACGGAAGTTAAGGAAGTCAAAAAACGGATCATTGTGAGGTTTTCTGAAGATGGTCAAGTAGGGATTAAGATTACTTCCCCGCGAGAAAACGCTATTACACCTCTTGAGTTTAAGAGGGTTTTACGACAACTTAAGTTAAACTACCGGCAGTATCTTGGAGATTTGAGAAAGGAATCGAAAAATGGCTAAGGATTTTGAAGAAACGATTAAGGAAATTGAGGATTGGGATCCTTATAGTTCAGAAGAGGAAAACGAGGATACCAATGAAGGTTCTAAGGAACAGGAAAGTCCAGAAAGTTCTAAGTTAGAAGAGCTTGAGAGTAAGTCCAAAAGTAACGAGACGCTGACGATGCTCATGGCAGACCCAAATATCCGGGCAGTTCTTGACGCAAAGCAGCGTGGAGAAAAGATCAAGATTGTTGCTGAGAGTGAAGATCCTCAGGAAGAGGAAGAGGAAGAGATTAATTGGGATGAGGAAGATCCTGATCCTAAGAAGCTCGCTGACTTCGTTCTTTCTAAGGTGAATAAGACTGTATCTTCTCAAGTAGCTCAAGCGATTGAGCAGGCTGTGAAACCCCTTAAGGATCAGCTTAATGGTGTTTCGAGTCATGTAAGTGCTAGTGAGAAGGAAAAGCTCTCTCAACAAATCGCTCAAGTCAAGCAGAAGTACCCAGATTTTGATGGTTACGTTACAGACATGGTGGAGATCAACAAGGCTACACCAGGCCATTCTGTCGAAGAGCTTTATATTCTTGCTAAGGCAAGGAAAAACGGTGGGGTTAAGGCTTTTCAGCCTGACCGTACTGAGACAGAACGGCCAACTTCCTCTGCTTCGAGAGTTTCTGGCAGAGGTTCCAGAGGGAAGGTTCCTTCTGGAAAAGCTGGATTTTCTGAAATCCTTGAACGAGGACTGAGCAGCTAGTCCTCTTGGAGTATAACTATGGCTACAAGTCTTCCCTCTCTTACTAGGACGATCGACGATGATTTCGTCTCGACCTGGTATAAGATTCGGAAGGATGCTATCGACAACATTCTTGATGCGAATGTTTTGTGGGTGCTCCTTCGTGAAAAAGGTTGTTTCACTACTCAAGTCGGCGGACAGTATATCACCCGAACGATTCGTTACGGGACTCAGGAAGCTGAGAATGTCTCTAAGACTGACACGCTTCCTTACGGTGAGCCGGATTTGCTCACCATGGCTCGCTGGGACTGGCGGTATGTGGCTAGTCATGTCCAGCGAAATGCCATGGATGACCAGATCAATTCTGGTCCGAGCAAGATTCGGGATTATGTAAAAGACCGAATCTCTGCCGCCCGTGAAGGATTGGTTGAGCACTTTGAGGATGCTCTTGTTACTGCAACGTCCAGCACTGCTGAGACGACTGACAAGGCTCCACAAGGTCTTTTCGAGCTGGTTCCCCTCTATGCTAGTGCTACGAGTAATACCTACGGGCACATTTCTCGGCCGAGTGGTTACACCGCCGCGACTAACGGTGTTTACAAGCCTACGTCGAGCGGTACGAATCCTTGGTGGGGTCCGTACTATATGACGTTTACGAGTCCTATGAATGTCAACCTTATCTCTGACATGAAGAAGATGTATAACACTGTCGGAGCAAATAAGGAGACACCGAATCTTATCGTAACCTCTCAAGAGGTCTTTGAGACTTACGAGGACTTTGCTCTTGATTCTAGTCAGATTGTTAAGAACATGAATACCCGAGCTGCTGATCTTGGGTTTGAGGTTCTTAACTTCAAGGGCAAGCCGATGGTTTGGGCTGATGGGCTTGTTGACTCTAACTCTAATAACATGATGTTGTTCCTCAACACGAATTACATCGAGGTTGTTTACGACCCGAATATGTGGTTCTCGATGACTAACTTTAAGGATATTACCCTTTCGACTAATCGAGTTGCTCATATCTTGAGCGCTCTTAATATGATTGGAACCCAGCTTCGTCGGTTTGGTATGCTGACTGAAGCTACGGTTTCCTAGAGGAGTTTCTGATGCTTAAGACTGCTTTTGCTACACAAAATGTTACTCAGAACTCGGCCTATTCTTCTTCTCGTGCAGATTATGGAGATATTGTAGGGATTGGTTCGATTCGAGAGGATGACAACGGATTCCGCTATCGTTGGGTTCAGAACCAGCATGATTCTGCCCTTGCCGCTGGTGACGTTGTTAGTCACGATGCGTCTGATGGCGTGGATATGTTCAAGTATGTTACCGACGGAGTGACGGCTCAGCTTGGGTTCATGGCTGGAGTTGTTACTTCGACGAGTATTGCCAAAGCCAGTTCTGATGGTGGGAGTGACGGCGGTTACGGTTGGATTATGATCTCTGGCGTTTATGCCAGTATCAAGTTTAACTGTTACCAGACGACTGATATCGCTGTCGGAACTTCGTTGGTTCCGGCTGATGGTACTGTTCATGCTGCGTACTCGACTGCGATGGGAACAGCTCCTATCTATTCCCGCTATATCATTGCTCTTGAGACTCTTAGTTCTACGCTTACGACTACGACCAAAAAGGGTCTGGTTTGCTGCTATTAAGGTGAGGAGATAAAGATGAAACTGGCTTTAGGGATACCTACGTTGGAGATGTTCCCACCGCGAAACCTTCAGTCTGTCTTTAGAATTACTAAAGAGATGACTAAGGTAGGTGAACCAGCTCTTCTGCAAACTATCAAGCAGGTGCCGTATGATAGAGCTAGGGAAAAGATAATCACAGCAGCTTTGGAGAATGAGCAAGATTACTTATTCTTCCTTGATGCTGATAATATCATTCCTGACAATGGATTTACTAGGCTCTTTGAGACAATGCAAGAGAAGAAGGCTCCGGTTGTGGTGGGGTATTATGTCCAACGTGGGTATCCCTATGCTAGTTTATGGGGTAAGGAGATTGAGACTGGTGAAGAGGTTTCTCTTCGTCACGTGGATCCCAAGAACCCAGTTGAAAGGGTTGATACTTGCGGCCTTGGGTGTGCTTTGATTTCACTCAACTGGGTTCGTAACTTTCTCAGTCCGCCGTATTTTAAGATTGAACCTTGTAAAGATTCTCCCGGTGGAGTTATCTATGAAGATACGTATTTCTTCAGAAAAGTCCATCGGGCAGGTGGTAGGTGTTATGGAAGGAGTGATGTAATCTGTGGTCATCTTGACGAGATAAACATTACTCCTGAGATTGCAACAGAGTTGAGGAGAGCTTTCCTCATTCAAAACGGCCTCACTATTCCTCAAGAGCTTTTACTTGAGAAAGAGTCATCGTTTGTACCTGACGCAAACGGAAGACTTCGTGAAGGTCTAGAACCCTCGTCGGGAGAAGGTGGTGAATCATGAGTATTCACAATGTGATTACACAGATTAAGAGAGCCACGCAAAACGGTGGCTATCTTTCGATCTCTCAGAGTGATGGATACTACACACAATTCAAGCTTGGAACTACTCTTACTGCAAATGCAGATATTACCTTTCCAGCTTACGATGGAGACATGACTCTTGTTCGCTCTGGCTCTATTGCCGCGACTGAACTTGGTGTTACTGCTGGGACAGTAGCTGCGTCGAAAGCAGTTGTTGTAGACTCTAATAAGGATGTTTCCGGCTTTAGAAACATCTCTAATACAGGGACTCTGGGTGTTGGTGGAGTCCTCACCGCAAGTGCTCTTATCAAGCCAGATGCTGCTAATGGTGCTGATAGTGCAAACGGCCTTCTTATCGGTGTGGGTACGTCTGGAGACCCGTCGACGACTTCTGACGCTGATAAGAACTTTTTGGAGTTCCGGACTGAATCTACTGCGACGAGTGGAGATTCTCGCGGTGGGTATTTCCGACATGCGTTAAATGGAGCTGGTGGGAGTGGCGAGAGTCTTCGAGCTAATACCAACCTCTACGACGCTGCAGTAGCTAATGCCCATGGTGTTCATGCCAGCATTGCCCACCAGAGTTCTGCTGCACTGACTGGTTTGGGAGTCGGTGGTCGATTTGGCTGGATTCTTCCTGATGCTGCTGTTGCTGCTGGTGGAACTTACTATGCTGGGATGAGTGAGATTTACGTTTCTGGCGATAGTTCCGACCCGTCTTCCGTAACTCAGTATGCGGTTCATCACTTTGGAGTTACTGGAACAGGGAATGCTACGGCTAAGGCTAAGGTTAAGAATATGTTTGCCTTTACCGGTGAGGATGGTTCTGGAGACATTATCTATACTAATGCTGCTGATCCAGGAAATGCAGCTGGAAGTATTCGAGTTCTCATCAACGGCACTGCTAAGTATCTTAAGTTCTGGGATTCTGAATAGAAAGAGGTAACTGATGCCTAAGTACGCATTCGATGTTGAGGTTCATGCCTGGAATGGAAAGCCGATTGAGGTTGAAGGTCTTGGAAGAGCTACGCTAGGATATTTGATTTCTGCTGCTCTTATGGAAGATGGGAGTTGTCCTAAGGATTCTAAGATTATCCTTGAACGACAAAACCTTGCTGATCTTCTAGTCTCTACTAAGCCGTTTGTAGACTTGTCTGAAGATAGCCTAGAGATGATTAAAGATGTAGTTTCACGGGTTCTAATCCCTAGCTACGCTGGTGCAGTTCTTAAAGAACTCGAACGTCAAGAGAAGGGAGCTAGAGATGGCTCTAACAAGGACTCAGATTAAGTCTAGAGTTCAAGCAATTACAGCTAGAGATGATAAAGATACTCTGGTTGAGAATATGCTTGATCTTCATCTTAAACAGTTTTGTCAACTCTACCGGTTTAGATCAATGGTAGAAGAGGCTGATGTCTCTACCGTTGCATCCCAGGGTTATGTTGCTCTTCCTTCTGACTTCCAAGAGCTGATTCAAGCTCTTTGGATTGACTCGACTCAGAGTTGGGAGATCAAAGTACATAGTAAAAAATGGGTCTTGAACCGATGGCCGAACATTTCTGCTGAGAGTGATAATAGAAGTGTTGTAGGATATATCGACGACTCGAAACTTTATCTGTTGCCAGAGCCTGATGATGTATATACAGTCAGGCTTACGTACTTGAAGATTCCTGCTGACTTTGCCTCAGACGCCACGGCGAATCCTGTTCCAAAGCTTGATCTTGCTCTTGTTTACATTTGCACAAGTGAGGTTTACTCAACTATTGAAAACTACTCCAAGTCTCAGCTCTTTTATAAAAGGGCTATGGATTCAGCAGCGTTAGCTGCTAAAACTGATCGGTTTGATCCTGCTGAGAGATTCCAAGCAGAAGGAGCTATTGAGGCAGTTAATCTCAACAAGGCTACCGACTATCTTGATCCTTTCGCTGGGCATTCTCGGGTGGTTAGATGATCCCTACTGATAGAAATATCAAGATTCAAGAAGCAGGCTACCCATTAAGGGGTGTGGATCTGTGGAACCCTGGCTGGGCAATTGATCCTAGTGTCGCATCTAACATGTCAAATGTGTTGTCTAAAGATGGATTGGTTGTTCCTCGAATGGGTTATGCCGATTATGCTGATGAACAATCTGGTGAGACCTTTATTGGGTGTTTCAGCTTTACCCAGAGAAACGGGACTGAACAGATAATTGCTGTTTCGACTACAACCGTTTATAATATCTCTAGCGGTAGTTGGAGCGATCTTGATACAGGAACAGCAATGGATTGGGATGGAGATGAGGATAATTACCTCTCTTGGGCTAGAGTCCAAGATGATGCTAATGACATTCTCTTCTTCACTAATGGGAAGAATGATAATTCTGTATTCAAGTCTACTGATATGGGAGCAATAGCAGCTGCAAGTATCGATCCAATTACGAATTTCAAAACTTGTAGAGCTATGGAGAGTTACTACAATCGGTTGGTGATTGGAAACCTCACTACAAATGATGGAGGATCCCCTGCGACAATAGCTTATTATCCTAACGCTATCGCATGGCATGCATTGGGAGATGCTACTGACTGGACTGGTTACCAAGCAGGGTTGGTGGAACTTCCTGATCTTGATGGCGGAATTTGGTGTTTGAAGAGAATCCAAGGAAGTCTTGCAATCTATTCAGAACGGTCGATTGCTCTTATGACTTATCTTGGTAATGCTAATAATCTTTTCTCTTTTAGAACTCTTTGTCAAGATACTTGGCTTATTTCAGGTCGGTGTGTAGTAAATATTGGGAATGTTCACCTTCTTATGACCCATGACGGGTTCTTTGCTTTTAGTGGGTCTGGAACTCTTATTCCAATTGGACTTGGAGTGTCTCAAGACCTTAGAGATAACTTTGATTCGTCCTATTCCGAAAGAGCTTTTGGTTTTCACTATCCGGGATTGCGTCGAGTTTACTGGATCCTCCCAACAGGAGCAAATACTCATGTTCTCTATATCCTTTCATATACTAATCCTAACGATCCTAATTCTTATATTTGGGCAAAAGGATCGTATTCAAGTCGGCCCTATGGAATGGGATTGATTGACAAATATCCTGGTCTTTGCCACAGTGCCTGGATTCATACACTTTCTGAGGCTAATGACCAAGATGATGGGTCTAACTTTACAGCTTCGTGGGAGACGAAGGACTTTACTGATCTTGAGCTTAGTCAGACAATTGAAAACAGGTGGCTTAAGGTTGAAGTAGAGTTGCTTGGGGAGAACTATACAGGAACAAGTTATACCTCGGTTGATTTGTACTATTCTGTTGACGAAGGAAGTAGTTGGACACAGATTCAATCTGCTCAAACACTGACGGCAAGCTGGGCTGTTTATAGCTTTAGGTTTGACAAGAGTTCAGCAAAGATTCGTTTTCGAGTCCGTAGAACTGGAGCTGGAAGGTTTTGGATTCGCAGACTTAGAGTGTTCTACTCCCAAGGAGGTACGGTAGAATGAAAGAAGATACAGGATTGAGTAGGTTGCTTCTAGGTATTCCTTTTCCTTTGGAGATGCCAGAGTGGATGAGAAGTTATTTGACTCAAGTTTTCGAACTTCATGCTAGTTCAAGGAACAGTTTTGAACCAGAGGTTGTAGAGTTTTTGATTCATTACAAAGATGATGGAACTGGAGTTTCTGAACATACGCTAGATGATAGAGATTGGAGACAGCTTAGTTTTGCTTGGGAAGCATATGGAGCTCCTTCGTTTGCAGAACTTGAAGATAGGTCTGGTTCAGAAGACGGCCTTTCTGGAGTTATTCTCTGGAATGATCCATTCAATGCAATAGACTTAACCTTTACCGCAAGTCAAGTTTATGGTGGTGGTGCTGGGTTTGGGGCTAGGTTTTATGTAGATTATCAAACAGGATACTTGTATATAACAGCTACCGGAACTGGTGAAGCATGGTACAAGGTCTCGATAATTATCTTTGGCAAGGCTGATATGGACCACTTAACTACTGTTCAAATTGGAAACGATCATTAGACTAGAGGAGTGAATTATGAGAATCGCACGGCTGATGAACCCTGAAAAACTTAACTTGATCGAAGATAAGATTCTCCCTAATGAGGGGTTCAAGAAAGAAGATATTGTTGATGTTATTAGAGAGAATCTTACAAGGAATGGGGATAAGATCCTTGTAATGGTTGCTCTCGACGTTGTGCCTAGTGAGGGAAAAGGAGAGGGAGAGGGAGAGGAAGAAATTAAAGTCCTTGGCTTCTTTGTTGCAACTGCCCCACCACGTCAGGATCATACTTTCTTGTTCCAGATCTGGTGTGATCCAGAGTTCAAGGAAGAAAAGGTTGTCGACCGATTTATCCTTAAACTTTGTTCTTGGACTCAAGAAATCGGAAGAAGTAAAGTTAAGGGAGAGACGACTCGAAGCTCTAAGGCTATTCTCCGCCGGTGGGGATTTGAAGAAGTAGCTAAGATTGTAGAGCTTGATGTAGAGAATTTCGAAGATAGGATTATCAAAAATATGGGAATCAAAGAATCTAGTCTTGCTGAAAGCAAGGAGAAAAAAGATGTATGACACTTCAGGACAGACTCAGACACAGAATGAAGTTCAGCAAATTCTAAGAACTAGAAGCAGTCTGACTGATCCTCAACAGATGTTGGTAAATGCACTTGCTGGTGGTATGGTGGGCTATGGAGAGGACCAGTATGAAAGAGTTAGGTCAGGTGCTTTGAGAGCTCCAGGAGGTCCACCGGGCTTGCCTTCTAACTATCGTATCGAGAGGCTTCCTGACGGCACTTTGCAAGCGAATATGGTTAGTGGGACTTCAGAGGGTGAGGGTTATGTAGATTACCTTAACGAGCAGCTTCAGACTGCACAGAGGTTTGGCGGCCGGCTTGGTGAGCTTCTTACACCTGAGCAAGCTAGAAACCTTCCTACTCCAGAGCTTACTGAACAGGCTCAATTAACACAAGATATTAGAGAAGGACAAGGGAGTCTGAGTAGGTCTCTTCGAGGAGAACCAGCAGTTGATTTGAGTCCAGAAGCTATTGCAGAATTGTTTCAAGTTGGTGTTTCCGATCCTATGATTCGTCAGTTTGAAGAAGATGTTCGGCCTAGAATTGAAGAAAGCTTTGCACAATCTGGAGCACTGTTCTCTACTGGACGTGGAAATGCTGTTGCGAGGGCTTTTGAGTCTATTGAAGAAGATCTGATCTCTCAGCTTGCTCGTACTCAGCTTGATGCTTTGGGGCTTGAGGCTCAACTTGCACAACAGAGTGCATCGAACTGGATGAACGCTGCTCTGGGACTTCCTTCACAATCTCATATGCTTGCATGGCATGAGGGTGTAGAAACTCCTAGTTTTAGTCCCAGTTCTACGAATCTTTATAGACAAATTAACTCAATCCTCGGTAGACGTGGTGGACCGTCTTTCGGTCGTGGAGTTCCTATTGTTCCTGCTCGCCGGCCGGAAGACGGTCCTACTGATCAGCAAGTCGAAGATGACCTTTTCAGCTAGGAGATCAAGATGCCTGTTCAATATCTAGGACAAGTCGGACCGCAAAAGAGTAATTCTCAAGATAATGTTTCCTCTGCTCTTAATCAAAAATATCTTTCTGAACAGCTCAACAGTCTTAGGCTGCAAAAGCAGATGGAAAAGGCTAGATTTTATCAAGAGCATAAGGCAAATAGTATCAAATTGGATTCGATGAGAATTGCTCTTGAGGAACAAGCTACAAGAGCTGCAGCTGCAAAATCAGCAGCTGGAGCACAGCATGAGGTAAATAAGCAGAGGCGGGAGTATTTGAAGAAAAACCCTAACTATGTCAGGGGTCAGATGGAGTTAGAGGGACAGCTTGGTCAAGAAAAGATTGATACAGAAAACGAGAGACAAGCTGCAGAACAGGCTAGAGCTTCAGCAGCAGCAGCTGCAGAGGCTTTGGCTCGGAGTAGAGATGAAAGGGAGAGGCAAGCAGCAAAGAATATGTTGCGGGCACAACGCCGAGAGGTGATTTTAGATATCACAACTCAATGGCTTCATATGCCAGAAGAAGGTAGAAAGACTTTGCTTGCTGCAATTGATTCTCTAGCTAGTGCAGATGGAGATAGAGAAGCCGATCCAGTTGCAAAAGTTATTCAAGGTATTTTGACTGATCCTAGTCTTAAAGATATAAAGACAGTTCTTGGTACCGAGGAACAGACTAAGTTGGTAGAGCTAGAACAGGCTAGGGCTGAGTTGAAGAAGTTTAAGGGTGATGCGTATATAGCTAGGAAGAAAGCTATTGATGAAGAATATAAGAAAATTGTAGGGTCTGCAATCATCAAAGCTGCTACGTCAGAAGAATTAGCTGTTCTTGTAGAAGAAGGGTTTATCAGCCTTGAGGGAGAACCTCAGAGAGTTAGTGGTAGGGATTCAAGTTCTTCTACCAACATCTTTCTTGGTCCTATGGATGAGAAGGCTAAGGATAAGGTTGCTAGAGCAGCGCTGACAAATGTGTTTAAGAAGCTCAAAAACCTTGGTGTTATGGGCGGAGATTTTTCTTCGGCTGTAGATATGATTAAAGCTGGAAGGTTTAATTCTAAGGAGTTTAAGAGTGTCTACTCTAGACTAGATAAGGCTCAGAGGGATCATCTTGATCTTCTTATCAATACCTATAAGGGTGGAGAGGAAGAGAGTGAATAATGAGCGTTGTTCCTGACAAACCTGAAATCCCTGAATTTACTCCCCTTCAACAGAGTGATGAAGAGATTAAGAATAGATATCTCTACGTTCCTCTGGAAAACATTCCTTCAAAGTACGTAGAAGAAGCGTCTAAGTTGTCAGCTCCTTATAACACAAACCCTGAACTTATTGCTAAGCAGGCTAGGTTGTTGTGGGGAGAGGATGATCTCAAGAGATCTAAAAGATATAATAGGGAAATGTTCTTGCGTAACTTGGTAAGAAACCCTAGAACAGCCACCGGGGATGTCCCTAAGCTACCAAAAGGTTTTGAGTATGATCCTGAATTAGATCAGGTTAGGTCGAGATTCTATGACCGTAAAAGCAATGTTGAGGATGCAGATCCTGATCTGCCTTTTGAGATTCAAGAGCTTTCAGCTGATCGGCGTGAGACCTTTAAGAGGTTGAGTAAGCCTGTATTTAGGGAGCTTATTGATCCTAAGTGGTATTCAATGGGATTAACTCTCCAAGAGATGAAGAAGCAGAAAGTTATGACTGTTGCCAAGCCTGAAGAGATTGGGTTTTTGGTGGCGGCAGAACTTGCTTGGCCTGGGATTATTGGAGCTATCTACTCAGCAGATACAGAGACGAATGAAAAGCTGAGAAAGGATCTTAAACTTGATCTTTTCTCAAGGCTTTTGCCTTATACTAAGAACCTTACTGATAAGAGTAAGCTCAGTGAACCCCTTAGTAAGATCACTTCTGATCTCGTCGACGTCGTGGGGATTTCAAACCGAAAACGTCGGTTGAAAGAGTTGAGTAAGGTTGTTGAGAAGTGGGATTTGAAGACTCTTGATCAGATTCTTTCTAAAGGATACGGAAAGCGGTGGGGTAAAGAGAGCAGATCTGGAGTTGAAGAGTTTACTAGTGCTGGCTCTAATTTTATCAACAATTCCATCACAGGGTTGATGCTTCTACTAGGTAGAACTACTGGGGCTTTGGATGACAAAGAGTTGCGGTGGGGAAGTAAGGGTTTTAGGAATTGGAAACAGGATAGTAAGTCAGAGACGAAGTTGGGACTTTTTGGAGATGGGATTGCTAATGTTGCAGGAGCTATTACCCTCTCTGGTGCAAGTTCTGCTGCATCTTCCGGTGCTAGAATCTCTACTCTTTTTGGGCTTTTGGAAACAGAGGAAACTCTTGAGGAGATTGATGACTACGAGATGCAAACTGGTAACCAGGTCCCTATTGAAGAGAAGTTAGGCATTGCTGGAGCTACCTTTGCTGCAACTTATTATACAGAAAAGTTCTCTTGGTCTTTTCTCTCTAAGGTTCCAAAACTCGGAACGCTTTCTGCAAGTTTGAGACAAGGTCTTGCATCTAAAGGCATTCTTGGCGTAACTGCTGGAGCACTTTTCAGAGGGCTTGAGGTCCAGACAGCAGAGGTGACTACGGAAACTATTCAAGCCGGAGTAAAAGAACCCATCAGGAGTCTCTACAAGGGTGAGATTAATCCTGATGAATGGTTTTATGAAACTTTTGTAGGTCAGGAAGATATTTTCTGGCAAACTCTTCCTATGGCACTTCTGGGCTTTGTTTCTGGGGCTAAGTCTAATCTTGAAATTGCTAGATTTGCTGAGACTTGGGATATCTCTGGAGAGCAGGCAAGTCGTGTTCTTGACTACATTGAGAAGGCTACGAGAAAAGCTAAAGAGGGTGATAGGCCAAAAGCTGCAGAAGAGGCCCTTTACGAAGGGCTAGTTAAAGAAAAGGGAAAAGAAGCTGTTCTTGAGCGTATGAAGAGTCAGCTTTTTATGGAGACTCAAGAGAAGCAGGTAAGAGAGAGTATAGGGGAGAAGTCAGTTAGGGAGATTAAAGAGCAGGAAGAGGGAGGAAAGGTCAGGCTTGTAGATCTTAAGCAAATTGAAAAAACAAAAGGCTCTAAGCCTGAAACACAAGTTATAAAACTAGATGTTGATCCTAGGTTCTGGGAAGACCTTAGAAAAGAGGGCCTTCGAGAATACCGACCTCAACCAATGAATCAGCCATCTTCTATCCGTGCCTCTCTTGACTTTAACATTCCAGAAAAGGTAAGTACAGAAGTGCAGAGGGTTCTCGGTTCTCTTGCTATGCCGAGTAAGAAGAGAATAAGTAGTGAGATGGAGAAACTTAAAAACTGTCTTTTGAGTACAGTCAAAAGTTTCGATTCAGACAATACTAATGAGACTCTTTTCGGTGTTATCATCGGAGCATTGTCTGTTGCTACATCTACTCAAGTTGATAATATTCTACAAGATTCAGGATTTGACACTAGAGGTGAAAATCTCGGCGGGATGTCTTATCGAGAATACCTTGATAAGATGAATCGAAAGATCAAGCAGCTTCCAATGCATGAAGCTGCTGAGAGTACAAGTTTCGAAGGATTGAGTCCTGAAGAAGTTCAATCAAGGAAGTTGAAGATCTCAACAACTCTTAGTGAAGAGGGTTATGCTGTTTCAGACAACCTTGTAAGAGCTTCTCTTGGAGTAGTTAGTCAGACAGAAGAAGTCGTTGCAGATTTGTTCACCGATCTTGCTAAGTCTATTGGGAGGGAAGTCTTGTGGTATCGTAGAGAGAATGATAATAATTCTGGGTTTGTTGACTCAAGAGACTCTGCTTTTATCTTTCTAAATGTTGAGTCTAGGGACTCGATTCCTTACCTCTTTGCCCATGAACTCTTCCACAGTATTTCTCATCTTGATCCTAGCTTGGCTTCTAAACTTAAGGATTTTCTCAAAGAGAACTATAAGAATGAGATGAGACAAGCCTGGGAGAACTATGGCAGAGGGAGAGATCTAGACTTTACGGAGACAGAGGCTACTGAAGAAGCCTCAGCAGAGCTCTTTGCCGTTGTCTTTACCCGTGGAAAGTTGTGGGAAAAGGCAAAGAAATCTGACGTAGGCAAGGCAGTTATTAGGGTTGGAAAGAGGATGATTAATGAAATGCTCAGACTCTATGGGCATAGTGATTCTCTTTTCAAAGCCTTTGATGAACATGGCGAGAGTGTACTTTCAGAGAATGTAAAGAGCATTTTAAATAGTCTCGACCTGAACTTTGAGGATCTTAGCCGAGTCCGTGGGGCGTCGGTTTATGATAACCCAATTTCCATAGACGAGTATTTTTCAATCCCAGCTTCAGGTAGGAATTATAAGACCCAAGGAGCTGTGGAATCTCTTAGATATGCTTTCGAGGCCAAGCCTGAAGGGTTTGTTAAAAAGCTGGCTAGAGAGATTGGAAGCTACGTCGACTTTTTAACCGACATTCGAGGAACTCCTGCTGGTGATGAGTTCATCAAACTAGCTACTGAGGTCGAGATACGATCAAGGATGCTTGCGGGGCCGTATATCAACAGGCTTACAAAACTGGTGAAGAGAACCCCGAAAAAGACTCTTAAGTGGTTAGAGACTTTTGATGAAGATGGAATCACCAACTACGTTAAGATGATTGAACAAGACCTTTCTCCAATTGACGCTTATGCTGAGCGTTGGAAAAAGATGCATAATAGGATGATGAAGGAACTTGGGACGATTTCTGAGAATATGCGGATTTACCAAGAACGTAGAGGAAAGGTTGTTCCGTTTATCAAGGCTGAAAATGGTCGAGTTCCTAGGCTTATGACGACTGAAGGGTTGGATATCCTTCAACGAAAAGGATCAAAACTTTACACTGCCCTTCTTACGAAAGTTCAAGAGATGAATCCTGAGATGACCCTTACAAGTATTTCTAAAATGATCGCACCTAGTAAGGTTCATGAGGGAGCACCCACCGGAAAACTCGGCATGCTTGAAGTTGGTAGAAGGATTCCTAACTTCCCTGCTGTTATCAAGAGTCCCACAACGGGTAGAAATATTAAGATTCTGAGAACTTCTCCCTCCGTTCTCTTCGAGTCTGCGGCAGATAGACAGGCAAGAAGGATTGCAAATGTTGAATACTTTGGACAGGGTAAGTTGAAGTCAGCAACCAAGGGAGAAGTGGCTAGGGTTATTAAAGTCTTGAATCCAAAGGCTAAGACTAAGCTTTCTAAAAGCCGACTTCAAGAGAATGTTTTAGAGATGGTAGGCGATTGGCTAGGAAGGGATTATGTCCTTGCCTTGAATCTCAAGAAGCTCAAAAAGCTTGCTAAAATCGTAGGGGTTCCTACTACTACTATGACAAAACAGAATCTTATGGAGATTTTAGAGAATGAAATCTTGAAATACATGGTAGGTGAGAAGGAGCTTTCTGAAGATGTTATGAAAGGTCTTAAAAGAGAGGCTAGGAAAGTCAAGGGTGTTAATCCCGGTCTTGAGGGTAGAGATTTCTTGATGGACTTTTACGAACGCCTCTCTGAAGATCTTACAGATGTTGCTGGAGACCTTAGAAAGAGGTTTATCCAAGAAGGCAGAAACTATAAGGACTTCGATAGGGTTCTTACGTTCCTTCGTGGTGGACAGCCTTATGAAACCGGCGTAGGATATGCCTATCGGTCTTGGCGAGCTTTATCAAGTATCATTGGGTCTTTACAGATTTCAGCTGCTGCAATTCCTAATGTTTTCCAGCCTCTTTTGGTCGTCCCTTATGTTGGGGTAGGTAGATTTGCTAAAGCTTTGAAACAAGTTTTTAGACCAACAAGTTCTAAGACAGAGGGTTGGAAAAACATTGTATCTAGAGCTCAGGCTCTTGGAGCTTTAAGGACTCTCGGTGTTGCCTCGAAGTTTGAAACTACCTACACCATGACCAGCTTTCAACATGCTATTCGTGAAAGAATAGCATGGGCTACGACTTTGAGGTTTCAGCTTCAGAAGAATAATGTAATCACAGCAGCGGCTGGAATGATTTTGGCAGATGATTGGAAGGTTAATGGGATTTCAGAACTTGAAATCCCCACCGCAAGGGATCTAGATCTTACACAAGAGGAAATAGATGCAGTTAATAGCGGTGAAATGTCTGATCAAACTTATGCTAAGATTGTCCAGCGGTTGGTTGATAAGACACAGTTTATTACTGAGGCTACTTGGAGACAAGGAAAGCTGACTCAGAACCCTCTTCTTAGAGAAATCTTCCCTTATAGGAGTTATTCTAGTGGACAAGCTAGGAGAGTTATGCAGTTGTTTAGAGGGTTAAGAGAAGATATAAATGCTCTGAAAAGAGGAGATGAAAATTATAACTATAAACAGCTCGCTGGTAGGATTAAGACTTATCTCAGTACTGTGTTTAGCTATGTTGGTGCAGGAATGGGAACACAGATTTTGAGAGAAGCTCTTGGGAAGAAAAGGGATAAAGATGAAGAAGAAACACCGCTTGAAGAGGTGTTTGATAGAGCCTTGAATGGTTTTATCGAAGTTCAATTCCTTGGTCCGGCGACTCGGTGGATTACCCTTGAAGATCAATATAACAACACCACGGCAGAGGTTATTGCATCAGCTATTCCTAAGGTGAATGCGGTTGCGACCCTTGTGGCTATCCCGTGGAATATGCTGATGCAAAAACTTGACTATTCTACTTATAACACCGATGGTGAGCTTCCTCTTAGTGCCCAGTCTGAAAAGTGGGTAAGGAGAAACTTCGGGGCGTTGAGAAGAGTATGGAATATAATTGAAGATTTTGCTTACCCTGACTTTAAGGAATGGAAAGAGTTTAGGAGAAAGAGTAGAAAGTGGGAAGAGAAGTATCTTAAGAAGAGGAGTTTTGGGGTAGGGAAGATAAATCCTGAGCTTTATGAAGTTAAAGAGGCTTTGATTCGAGGAGATAAGAGTGCATACGTAAGAGCGGTTAGAGAGTTTTGGAAAGAGAGAAGAGAAGCGGCGGAAAAGACAGGTAAGGAGTTGGACCTTAGTGGAGATAGGCTAAAGGCTTATATTATAGGTGAGATGAGAGAAGATGCTCAAGGACTTTCTTCAAGTCTCAAGACCTTGGATCCTGTGGCTGTTAGTAAGAAATATCAAGTTCCGTTTTACCTTAGCCTTAGTGAGGAAGATCAAAAAAGACTTACTAATCTTAGACTCAGATTTTACCGAAGGCTTTGGGAGTTTCAGGCTTCTGCAAATAAGCAAATGGGCGAGGACCTTGAGTAAAGGTCCTCAGGATTTACTTTAGAAATAGTCAGGAGAAGGTTATGAAGGTTGCATTTAATACCAACGAGAGTGCAGTCCAGTATCTCAAGAGGCGGATTTTCCAAGATGGAGATGAAGTAGTTAAGGACTTTAGCGAGGCAGCGGTTAGCATTGTAGACTTTCCAACAGATGTGAATGTCTGTGAATATGTATGGGATGGGAAGATTTCTGCTACTATTGCAGAAGCTCTTGGATTTAAGGTTGCCGACAGTCGAGATACTCGCCCTGACTTTACCTTCACAGGCTTTTGGAAACATGGTTGGACAGGACAGACGTTGTTGGGAATCCCCATCTACGGCACGATGCGTGGTGGGGTGGGAGCTAGAGTTCCCACAGCGTTTGCTGCCAGATATGTAGACTCTAATGTGTTGTTTCAAAGCCTTGCAGGTAAGTCTAATTTTGAACAAGGGTTGAGAACCATTCACTACTGTGGACCTGTCTCTCTTTGCTGTGCCTTTACCGAGGATGGGTTTGAGGTAACAAGCGTCAGGTATGGAATCCCATTTAACGGAACCTTTAATCTCATTGAGGGTATTTATGGAACAGTTTCGGAGTTTCTCCGTGGGGATCTTAGTTTCAAAGAGAGTTGGACAGTTAATCTCGTAGTTTCTAGATTTCCTTGGCCGGCCAAAACTCCTAAGGGTAAGACTAAGGTTTCTAAACTCAAGAATGTCATCCTCAAGCACTTTTGGAACAGTCTTGACATTGATGAGAATGATTCAGCAGAAACCTCTAATCTTGTCATTGGCATTGCATCTTCTTGGAGTCCTCTTCTTTATGAGGCTTGTGCTAGGGTTGTTAGAACAGCTGAGAACATTGAGGTTGAAGAAAAGCAATTTCGAGATGACCTCAAAGTCTCTGTTGTTCCAGTGTTTTCAAGACTTCATACTTTTGGGTTAATTGCATAGTAAGCTGTGTCGTTTTGGACAACTAAGATAATCCTTTTAGACCTTTGAAGAGTCAATAAATGTCTCATAAGTTCTTCAGAGTCAATCTTATGAGAGAAAGCCTGAATAAGTTCATGTTTGGAAACAGCCTTTACACTGGCAATCTTTGCGTAGATTGATTCGCAAATGTTTCCTTTCTCAGTTGAGGCAATGAGATTCAAGACCTTTGGAAGATTAGGTTCGATAAGACTAAGCATGTTGTCGGCAGCAATTAAATGTTCTTCTCTAATCTTCAGGCTTTCTTCTCCCATTGCAAGAGATAGGCACATTCCAAGCTTTAGCATATGAATATGCCTTCTACTAGCATAGCCTGAAAGAGTTGGAACTGAAAAGAAACTAGAACCTTTGTAGAACTCATCGTATTTCTCTTTATAGAACTTCTTAGCTTCTGGTAAGAGCTTGAATTCACCAGAAATCCCTAGACACCTTTGGAGAAACCGGCGGTAAGATTCTCTTGATTCGCGTTGTTGTTCTGTAACTTCTGGAAATGCCACGGGCGGTGCGGGTTCGTCTACATAGATGAAGATCATCCTAGACGTAAGCCCACCGCCCACGGCGTCAATCGGTATAGCATCTTTAATCCAATCAACTGTTGAGGCTGCAAGCATGGCTAGACATACTTCTTCAAGCCGTTCTACTCCACGTCCCTTAGTTCTGTATTCAAATTCAGGCTTACAGTCAAAGAAAGGAATGAGAAGAGAAGCTAGACCAGCTTCGTAAGTCTTCTTATTCAGGAAAGTGCTGAGTTCATCAACAATAACAATACCTTCTGCTGATCTTTCGATTGCCATTTCCACACCTTCTCCCGTGAACTCCTGAACACTCAAAGCATCAATCAATGCTTCAGGTGTAATTCTTTGAGAGATAAGGTTTGGCCTAGGTTCGAGACCAAGTAAGATTTCATGGACTTGGTCCACCGCAGTAGACTTTCTACATCTACCGGAACCGGCAACCAGGACTGTATATAGATTTGGATAAACCTTGAAAATGCCTAGATCTACCCAGACCCGCCGACTAAGAGCCGCAGAGATTCCAAAGACACCACACCAGATTGCAAACTCTTTGGGAATCTCTGTTCCATCAGCAAGGCTTACATAGTGAGCTAGAAAGTTTTGCTTACTTGACATAACACCCTGGTCCATTCCAAAGGCTTTTGAGCTTTTTTCCAATAAACTTAGCGCAGGATCCAGAGACTTCAATATCAAAGTTAGTCCAGGAAGATACAGAAAAGTTTCTTGATCCTACAATAGCAATTGGGTGGGATCTTTCAAAGTACCAAGCTTTAGCATGAAACTCGTCAATGCTCTTAACTTTGATATTTGGAAACTCTGAAATTAAATCCTTAATCCTTACTTTTATCTCATCAGTGATTGGAACTCCAATCATGAGATTAACGGGAATACCTAGACCGGAAATAACTGATAACATTACAGTCTCTGGAGACGGATCTAAGTATGTCTTTTCTGAAGATGCACAGAAGTCTCTAATGTAAAAAGAGTAAGTAGCGACATAGATTTCCTTGGTCTTTTGCCGTGAAGTTACAATGTCAATAATTGATCTACTATACTCTTCCCAAGTAGAGATAACCCAAGGACGTTGGTGAGATTTAATACTAGCCATTAAAGTTTCTTTCGATATAGGTTTCAAGGGGAATAAGACTAGACGGTGCCCAAGACTTACCAACCAGGACTTCGGTGGGGATGATAATCTCTCTATCTTCAATTGAGATTGGAGATTCTAGAGTCTCTTTTATCTTATTCCCACAAGCGCGAATTACCTCTGGGTTGTTAGGGACTTCACAGACAATTTCATCGTGAACCTGCAGGATCGGAAAAGCATCGGGATCGATTTTAGGAAGGTCAGAGTCAAGAATTGAGAGACAAATGTTGATGTGGTCTCCTACTGTTGACTGAGGAACTTGTGCAATCCCTGAGCGGAATGTCGTTTGATCCATACGGCCGAGAAAAACCCTTAATCTCCCATAAGGAGTGGTGAGTTTTCTAGTGCTTCTAATCTTATCTTCTGTCTCTTCCCACCAGCGGGACAGGTCTGGGATTGCTCGAATATATTTCTCAAGAGCAACCTTAGCAACTCGATATGGAACCTTTGCATGTTTCTGGGCAGTACCAGGACCGCCTTTGTAGTTAGCAGAGTGGAGACAATGTTTTGCCTGCTGTCGTTCTTTCTTAGAAATCTCTTCAATGGGTTTACTAAAGATAAGAGAAGCGTTCCATCGGTGGATGTCAAAATCAGGATTCTTGAAGTTTCTAAGCAGGTCTTCAATCCCTGCAATTCCAGCAACTACCCGGATTTCAGCTTGAGATAAGTCAGCTTTGACTAGAACTTTTCCAGAATCTGCAACGTAGATTTCTCTAAACTCCCCACGGGGTTGTTGCTGAAGATTAGATCCAAATCCAAGAGCTGTCTTAGAACTAGAAATCCTACCAGTTTTAGTACCAGTTGCGTTGAAGGAAGTTACCATCTTTCCCCGACTGTCAAGTTTCATTTCAAGAAAACTTAGTGTCTTTACTGCATCTCGGTAGTCAAGAATAGGCTGGAGAAACTTCTTAAAATCTGGGTGTTTGAGAATCAGCTTTTCTATCGTCTCAGCATCAGTAGTCTCTTTTCCAGTCTTTCTAGAAATCTGCGGTGGAAGGGCCAAGTCTCGAAACAGAAGTTCTTTAACCTGTTTTGGAGAGTTAGGATTAACAGGCCGTCCGACAGAAGATTCTAAGCTTTTGAGAGCTTTAGACTTGGATTCTTCTGCAATCTTCTTCCTTCTTTTGACTGCTTCCTTATTTATACTAACTCCTCGATATCCTGTCCGGCAGAGAGCAAGCATGCAAGGGTGAGCAACCTCACGGTAGAAGTCCTCAACTCCTAGGTCTCTCATTTCCATCTCAAGAGCTAGGGCAACTTCAAAGGTTACAGCAGCATCGTGGCAGTTATAGATCCATGTAGACCTATCACTAGAGGGTTCATAATCTGAATACCGCGGAACACGGGTGTAGAATGAACAAAGGAAGTCTAGAGATTTAGGAAGCTCAGAATAGCAACAATGTTGAGCCACCATGGTGTCCATCCAGAGGTTGTTGACAGGGATTCCAAAATTAACCATTTGGATAACCGAGTCGAAGGGAAAGTTTTGTGCAACTTTCTCAACCTCTTCACTTGTCATCAGACGGAAGATCTCATCCAAGATGCTTCTTTCTTCTTCCTCTGTCCAATAATTGTTTGCGGTAATGGAATCTTCTAGAGAGATGACCTTAGAACCTTCTCGGACTCCAGAAGACATAAAAGGTATACATATAGCCTGTCGGCTCGACGCCGCGAGGCCAATAACTCTGGCGAGAGAGCCTGAAGTTTCATAGTCAAAAGAGAGTCGACTGTGTTTAGTTCTGAGATAATCCATAGCTTCGGCAAAGCTAGGTTCAACAATACAGTCAACAGAAGGCAAGTCTAGAGTAGGTGACGTACTTTCTTCTAGAGCTCTCTTTAGATCATGTTCTGAGATACTTCGGTATTCATATTTGCGGAGAATCATAGCAGGGTGGTATGTCCCAATGGTTTTCCCCGCAGGGCTGGAGACAATAGACCCTCTCCATTTAGTTATGCCTTTCTTTCCTGTCAAAGCTTGAAGTGGCTCGTTGCCAAGAGCGATGATGATATTTGGAGAGATCTCTCTGAGTTCCTTGATTAGGGCATTTTGCCACAGCTGTAGGTAGTCATTAGGTTTCGTCTTCTTAGCATCTTTATAGAGTAGAGCAAAGTTGTTGCTTTGGGGACGATATTTTACTACGTTTGTAACATAGCAATTATTAAAGTTAATCCCTACTCTCAGAAGCATGTCTTTAAGAAGTTTTCCAGATGATCCTACAAAAGGCTCTCCGACACTATCTTCTTCCTTTCCCGGAGCTTCTCCAACAATAGCAATCTTAGCATCTTTAGGACCAATTCCTGGGATGAATCTATCGGAAAACTTAGGTTTAGAGACTGGAAAGCCGAGACTACTCATAATCTCTTACTCCTTTGAAGCTAGGAAACCGTGGGGTTCCGTTAGCAGTTTTTTCTTGGTAGGAAACTGTTATGAGTTTCTTCATAATACACTCAGGACTGTCCCAAAACCGTTCTCTTTCTTCGTCACTAAAACCAGTTCCGACATTGCAGACCCAAGAGACTCCCCTCACCCTAAGCGCTCCAAGGCGTCCTTCATGCTTACCTTTTCCAGGAATTAGCCCTACAACCGTAGCTTCTTCTTCGATGAATCTTTTATACTTGAGTAGATAAGGAGTTCGCTTACCCAAGTACGGAGCATCTGGGTTTCGAAGAATCATGCCTTCAAAACCTCTGGAGATATAAGTCTGGAGTTGAGATTCAATTTCACTTACTGAGAAAAGCCAGGAGTGTTCAAGGGTTAGGATCTCACCAGGGTTGTAGTCTTTGATTTCGTCAAAGGGATTGAAGCCAAGAGATTTGAGATGCCGCAATCTATCTCCACAAGAGGCGGTGCCAGGAAGGTCAAAGACGACGAAAGTCAGCGGAACTTCATGAGTCTTTGCTACAAGCCTTCTTGCCCCACCGGAAATCTGTTCAAAGGTTGCGTCGTGAGCATAGAGTTCTCCATCGAGGGGAATACCCCTAGCTGCTGTCTCTAAGTTTCGTAAAAGCTGGCCGCCGATATTTAATGGTTTGCCTGTTCGTGAATATGCTCGATTTCCATTCCAACAGACTCTAACACCATCAAGTTTAGGTTGGACTAAGAGGGGAAACTTGGTTTTAGTCTTTTTCGGATCATACTTCTTAGCAAGCATGGGAACAGCATCCCAAGATGTAGACATTTAAGACTCCTTTTTTGCAGCAACAGGGAGAGAGTAAGAGTTAATCTTATTCTCCATTTCTCTCATTGCCAGTTCAAGCGGCGGGGTTAGATTTCCCTGTCCTCTTTCAATTACCTGCATTCTAATCTCTGCCAAGGTTCGGTACAATCCCCAAAACCCTAATGCTTGGTCGAGACAATTCCTGAGAGCTTTTTCGTGTTCATTCAGATTCATCGCTCTTCTCCTTGGAAAGTTCTGAGATAAGAGAAGTTGACGCAACTTTGTATCTAGATTCATTTAACTCAAAGCCTAGACCTACTCGACCACATGCTGCTGCTGCCTTGAGGGTAGAGGCTGAACCGGCGAAGGGATCAAGAACTTTTTGTCCCAAAAATGTACTCTGAACGATAAGGAAATCAAGTAAGTCTAAAGGCTTTTCAAAGGGGTGGAGTTTGACCTTTCCACTCTGTGGTTTGAAACTCAAGACATCTCGACTTCCCTTGGCAAGACGTCTGGGATTTGGCGGTTTGTGGCCGAAGAGAATTAACTCATGTGAGCCTTGATACTTATAACCCTTGAAAGAAGAAGTAGATCTTCCCTTGTCCCAAACAAGGGGAACGGTACTTGTGATAAAGCCAGAATCTTGAAGGCTTGAGGAGATAGAGTGAAAACATTCAAGAGCGAAGAAGATATAGAAGTGAGATCCTGTTTTCATAACTCTAAACAACTCAGGAGAGAGAGCCTCGAAAAGAGATGCAACCTTTGGAGCTGTGAGGTTGTCTTGATCCGTAAGAGTTCCAAAAAGAGAGTTGTCTTTTCTCTTTGTATCTTTCTTATGCTCCTTGTCGATATACGTAGCTCCATAGGGTGGGTCGGTAAGGACTAAGTCGATGGATTCTGACTTGACATCCTTAATCAGGTCGAGGCAAGAGCCATGAAGAAGTTTAGTCGAGAAACTAGACTTTGAATCTTTGTGTAATCTCTCCAGTCTCTCTGCTTTTTCAATTCTTTCAATCTCTCTCATCGCGGCAGAGGCTGGAAGATTCTTAACCCGCTTTTTCAGTTCCGGTCTTTCGCGAAGCTTCTTAGCAAGTTTAATCTTCTTAGATACAGCACCAGAGGATGTATTTGTTAATTCAGCAGTATCTTTAACTCCCCAACCTTCTGGCTTTTCTGAATCATCAGTTTCATCAGACTTACCTAGAGCTGGGCCGTAGATCTTTTGTTTGAGCTCATGAATCTGAGCAAACATCTCAGCTTCTTCTTGCCACTCGAGATTACTTCTCTGAATGTTCTCCTCAAGTTCAATCTCTTTTCTCTGAAGGGGAGAACATTCTTGGAGAAGGATTGCAGGAAACTCTTTCCAGGCAAGGAGACACATGGCCCGAAACCTTCTCTCTCCAGCTACAAGTCGAAACTTAACACCTTCTCGTGAGGGCTTATCTTCCTCTTCTAGGGGTGTAACTACAATGGGATGAATAAGCCCATGCTTTTTGATAGAGTCAGAGAGTTCGGAGATATTCTTAAACTCTTTTCTTCCTCTATCTACAACTTCTAACTCTTGGATAGATACGTTGAAAACTTTCATGGAATCTCCTGAGACTAGAGCTTGAAACTGAAGTTTGAAATAAAAAGAGCCTGGAGAGTAGGCGGCCTTGATACCTACTCTCCAGACTCAAGTAAGTCTAGCTAGTCGGGATGATGTAATCCCGGATGTTTGGAACGATCCTGACGAGAGGATCGCCATTCTCGTCAAGCTCACCCGCAGGCTTGTACTCACGGTGGTTGACCATAAAGTCAAGCTGGCAGCCAGTCAGAGAAGAAAGGTCGAATCCCTTGGCAGGAGTCAGACCACAGGCGAGGATAACTCGCTTGATCCGCGTCTTCTGATTCAACGTGATATGGTCTTGAATAGTACTGCCTTCGTCCTCTTCCGGAGAGATCACCTTGATTTCAAGGACAATCTTCTCCTTATCACCCTTGTTGGTGGGGACGACTTCAGGGACGTTGGTGATAATGCCAGTCTTACGACCGACTTCCATCGGCTGCGGGTCTTCGTTGACGTCGTCAAAGTCAATATCCAGGGTTCCGTCACTCATGTGTGTTGCCTTTCTCTAGTAGCTGTTGGGGCTAAGACTTCTTGCCCGAGTAGGAAAACGCCTCGTAATCCACTCCGCATCGTCGGAGAAACTCAACCATTCCGAGCTGAGCATCAAGGCCATCTTCGACGTTAGAGCGTGTACGAGCAGGAAAACTTGGGGTTGGTTGTGTGTAGACCTTTCGTTGGACCTTTTTGCCAACGCCTACACTTCTCATATACCAGATTTCAGAGAAGAATGTAGGAATCTTTTGTGGCAGCTTCTTTCCAGGAGTGTTGATCTCAACAGCAATATTACCATTTGCATCTTCGATTCTACAAATATGTCCAATCACTATAACTATAAGCGGAAGGGATCGAAGAGTTGCAAGAAGAGATTCAAGACGTCTAAAAGTTTCTCCCCAGTGTTGAATCTGTGGAGCATCTCCGAGCTTGTTGTGTTCAGACATAACAGAAGCGAGACACGCATCGGCGAGGGTTGTGTAAGAGTCAAGACATAGAGCTTTGAGATCACACTTACCAGACTTACAGTCTCTTGCAATTCGGACGATAGCAGATTCTGCACGAGTCCAAGCCGTGGGAACGCTTGGATTATCTTCGTAAGACGGAATTACTTCAATCCCTTTTCTCTTGCTCTTAAAGCTGTCATCTAGGGTTGCAGCAGTCAGGAGTCCTTCATCTATGTCTACAACTCCAAGACCAGGACCAAGAGATGTAACCAATGCTGTCTTTCCTGTTCCTGCTTCTCCCAGAAGGAGGATTTTTGGCGGCCTGAGCGTGAGTTCTGATAGTTTCATTCTAATTCCTCTGGGTTGTCGAGAAGAAACTTAATCACCTTCTCTGTGTTTTCTGGAAGCAATCTTGCCTTATAGTTACGACCCTTTTTCTCTATCAAGCCTAGTCGAGTTAGCTCTCTCAGGTGATAGGCAATGGAAGAAACTTTGTACTTAGTTATTAGACTTCCAAGGTGAGTGAACCTAAATGTTTTCGGCCGGTTTTGTCTCAGATACTGGAGTATGGTTCTCCTGACTGGGTTCGCCAGTGCTTGAGTTATCTGAATTCCTTGGGGAAACAACAAAGGGGTTGGGTTCTTCTGTTTCATAAAGACCTACCATTTCTGGCCAGTCTTTACCGGCCTTACAAAGGTAACGGTACTCACACGAGTACCAAGGACAGCCGAAAGACGTATAGGCTGTGCAACCGCTGAGGTCTTTCGGCCAATAGTTATCTCGTTCACAGTCTTGAAGCTTCTTAATCGCCTCGCCGTACCAGTCAACTACTGAGGAAAGTTCATGATTAGAAACACGAATCGGAGCGGTGAGGGATTTAGTCGATGACTTCATAACTCCCAAGCCTTCAATGATTACACCTTCAACTTCAATTCCTTGAGTTACAAGGGCAAGGGCATAGGTGAGAGCTTGGGGTTCGAACTCGAAGCTTTCAAGAAATGTAGTTCCTAGAGAGGAAGAAGTCTTATATTCAACTGCCCACAATCCACGGTTGGGCCAATCAGCAAGAGCGTCTACTCGTCCGACGATAGGAATGTCGAAGCCAAGATCAATGGCAAAGGGAACTTCGTCGTCGGAAACAGGGTCGGAAGACTCAAAGGTTCCTGGCGGTGGGATTAGTTTATAAATTGCTGGAGAGTGGCTTCGCATGAAATCCATCAACAGGGCTTTTGCCCTAGACGTGTTTCGTTTTGAATCTTCAATCCCACCAGCCCAAGCTTCTTGAAACGCTGCCATAGCCATAGCTATATCTCCGCGTTGAGCATGAGGGAGAGCATAGTGAATGGCTGCACCATATTTCATGGCATCCACACTAAAGGGTTTGGTAAGACCGAGCTTCTTATGCCAGAAAAATCGCCGCCGGCATCGGTGGATTTCTTTTGCGGAAGAATACGAGAGCCATTTTACTTCTCTAAGATCTTCATCAGGAAGAGTCTCTTCAAACTGCCTGCGGGTAATTCCAAAAATTGGCTTTTCATTAATCATTAAAGTCTCTTTTCTTGCCACAGTCTAATGGTTGTAAGAGCCGAGCGAATCTCTTTTGAGATAGTCGAACGGTCTACTCGGAGAGAAGAGGCTATTTCTCCACAAGTCATATCCTTGTAAAAGTGGAGAAAGATAAGCCGGTGTTGATAGGCCGAGAGGTGGGGACACTTCATTAGAGAGTCAATTTCGATTCGCCGGTCGATGTCAGAAAGCTTCCCCGGAGCTTCCTCGTCTAGAGATGGTTTTGAGTTGAGAAGACTAGGATCAGCAGAGACTTCTGTTTTCCTCATTCGTTTTCTAATCTCATCGATACAACGATTCTTGACTTGAGTATAACACAACGGTTTCGATTTTTGCCAGATCTCCAGCCAGATGTCGACTGCAAGGTTTTCTATATCTATTCCATAGGTGTTTCTCAAGACATGCCTTGCAATTCTCTCTACTTTTCGTAAAGATTCAAGAGGTTTGTCTCTTACTTCTTGAATCTTCTCCCTCTTAGTTTTAGCTTCCATTCTGACTCCTCATCTTAATCCAAGCCTTTTGTTGTTCTGGAGACATGAGTTTCATAAATTTCTCATTCAAGGTTTGTTTTGGTTTTCGACTTTTGGATTTACGACTCTTAGATCTGGATTTTCGAAAATCTAAGAGTGTTTGAAGTCGTTTTTCTCTGAGAGTCTTTAGCCAACCTTGTGGGCGGGAAGGATAAAGGGTTTCGTGGGGAACTACTGGAGCATAAGATGTCTTAGCTTTGAGCATTAAAGAATTGAGTTTCTAGCTTCCCAAGAAGAGATGATGGTAGCAATAACTTGTCGGCTGAAGAGACTTCCACCGGCTTTGTTACAGAGGATTTCTGTCCGTTGGAGAATATCCCTCAAGGTGTCGGGAAGCCTCTTTCCATAGATTTCCATAGCAATTTCAATATATTCAGGTTCCACAAGAGATCCTTGTTGAAGGAGGGTTTATTCAAAGTATTCTTGGTAAACTTCTAAAGTCTGGAAAAGTTCCCTTAGTGCACGCCTTTCCGGCAAGGTAAAGTCATGACCATTTCCTTTAGAAATCTTGTTGAAAAGTGCATGAATTATACCTCTGCATGTAGGTGTGAGATTAGAAGACGCACATCCATAGAAGCGGACTTTAGTTTGTGATTGAGTTATCATGTTTATATCCTAGGGACTAAAAACAAGACCGGGGAAGGGAGATTGTTAGTCTCCCTTCCCCAAGTCTTGAGAAGACTAACTAGTCTTCATCTTCGTCAGAATCTTCCGAATCGTCTTCCGCCAAAGCAGCTCGTTCGGCAAGAATCTGATTCTTCAGCTCCTCAGCCTTGGTGTCGATGAGGTTCTGCAACGCAATCTCATCTCCAGCGCAAGAGGCGAACTCCTCAGGCGTGATCGAAGCCATAGCCTTCTTCTGAAGCTTCGACTTCGACGGCGGGCCAGCCTGAGCACGGACTTCATTCTTCGCATTAGTCGCGTGCTGAGTGTTGATAAGGTTCAAGATTCGCTCTTCACCCTGATGCTCAACGGCTTCCGAGACAGAATCATAGACTTCATACTGAGCCTTACCAACGGGCTTCTTCTTACTCGTAACAACAGACTCTTCAACCTTCATGCTTCTTCTCCTTGACTTTCTTAGCCTGAGTAATGAAAAACTCAAGCTCGTTGAGATAAATGCCCATAGGCTCACGCGAGCCAGGGCTGGTTTGATGGTAGGCGAGGATTCTGGGAGAGTTAGTAGAGAGGTAGATTCTCACAACTGACTTTCCAAGGGTTAGAAACCTGAAAAACTCTACATAGTCAGGTTTCTGAATCATAAACCATTTAGTTTCAGCCATGAGAATCTCTTTCGTAAAGTTAGGTTTCGTGCTTTAATAGGGTATCGACGGCCGCCGGCCGGCGGGGAAAAATTACTTCACGAAACTCTAGTCTGAAGTATCTACTGTCTTTTCAGTTCCACAAAGATTGCATTTATATCTGTGAAGACCTGATTGATTGTTTGGCGGACGGTAGGTTTCAATCCATTTATGAAGACAACCAAACCGAAAGAAAGTCTTGTTACTTCCATCCTGATTGAGGAGAATTCCAATTGCTTGATTCACTTGGTAAAAGACGATAAGAACTTTACTGTCTCCAAAGCCTTTTCTAGTCTCAATTTGAATCGGTCTCTTGGAGATGTACTCTTCCCAGAACATATTATGGGTGATATGTACCCATGGGGTGGGGAGAGTTTCATAGCTGCCAAGTGATTCCAGCCAAGTAGGTTTCATGAGCTTCCTTTCTTTTTACCGATGGTAAAGATTTGGTCAATGAGTGAGTCGGGTGGTGGTGGGGTTGAGGGTTCAGGAGTCTCAATCTCAATCTCTTGAGGTTCTAAGAGATTTAATCTCTCTTCCCTTTGCTTCTTTAATTCTTCAAGTTTCTTCTCCCTACTAGTCGGATGGTTTATTTCATGCCAGGCAATAGAGAGACTTCCTGGGCCATATAGTTCTGCTAGTGCCTTGTTTCGAGCAATAATAGCAGAGGAAAGGGAGGAAAAGGTTCCTAGGTGGATTAACTTACCTTCAAAAGTTATCCTTGCTTGGTACTTTTCTAACCTTTTGTGGTAATAAATGTTCCAAGAACTTTTAGCCATCTTTAACTCTTAGGTCCATAAAGGTAGATGTAGAAAGCTATTCCTAAAAAGACTAGAGATATTAGAGAGAACAAGATTGAGATGAAGTTTTCGAAGCTTAGTCTTGACATTGAAATTTCCTTTGAAAGTCTAAGAGTCAAAAGTCTAAGAGTCAAAGGTTTAAGATGAAAAGTTAAAGACCTCTTTACAGACCTTAAGCCCTTCCTTTTTATCTTGCCATCGATAGGTTTCAATAGAGTCAACATTTGCTTCTTTGGTTTCACAATAACACTCCATAACTGAGAGGATGAAGTTAATTCTTGACTTAACTTCTAAACTAGAAGAAGCTTCATCAAGGAAGGAGATAAGGTGGGTTCTGATTTCTTCATTAGAGATCATTCTTGGTTCCTTCGTCTTGCGGAATCCGGTGATCGGGTTCCACGTTTCTTGGGTTCACTCGGTTTGTCGGCATGGCTACACGTCCTGTTTGTCGTCGTAGTCGTAGTACATATCATCGTTACCCATCATGTCCGCGTAGCAATCTGGGCACAGCAGCGTGTCGTCCCCGACAAGATAACACATGGCGATAGTGCCGCAATCGTCGCACTGGTCGAACACACGGGCTCGAATGTTGGTGGGGTGGTCACTCATTGGGCTGGTCCTCTTCCGTCGAGCCTGTTGTCGAGGTTGTAAAAAGCACTTGTGGCAACCATCCGTGCCCACCTCACTTCTGGCACTCTTCCCACCGGTGCCCGGCTGGACCGTAGTAGTTGTCATGGCCTGGCACGGTCCGACCTCCCATGCCGCCGCAATCTGGGCAGAGCACAACAAGGGGACGCCCGCAACCTGGGCACTGTGGAATGTCCGAACGATAGCTGCCGTCTGGCTTCGTGACTTCCATCATGCCACACACCTTGCACGACGGCTGAAGAGCTTCGTCGCGTGGTTTTTGCCAGTCTCGCTGATGCTTGTTATTGAACGCTCGGCATCCCATCATTCACCATCCTCTCTCGCGGCTTGCAGCATGTTGTTCAGTTCGTCGGCCAGGTGTCGAGGGTATGCCGCTTTCCCTTCACGTAGCCTGTTGGCGTACATCAGCCCCATGTACGCCTGCACCCGATCCATCGCCTCTTTCATAGCCTGCCGAGTGATCCGGCCGGCCTTGAGGTTGTCAACGTCGATCTCGTGGAGTTCGCGGAGATGGTATTCGATCTCGGAGGGAGTCATTCTTCATCTCCAAACTTGTCGTGGAGAATCCTGGCGAACGCTTCCTGGACTTCGGCCTTGGTGGCAGGGCGGAGGCCGGGGACACGTAAGAGGGTACGGAGTTCGGGGAGAGTAAGAGAGAACTTGTGAGTTGCGTGCCTTGCTCCATCGTTCCACCTGCGGCCTGACACGGGATACATCAAGTTGATGGTGTGTTCGGTCGTGAAGGTCAAGAAGCAGACGTCGTTCGCTGTGTTCACGAACCAGTCGCCCAAGCCATACTTCGGCTCGGGTTCGTGGATGCGGGCGATGCTCCAACGGAGGATAAGGTGGTGTTCAAACCCGCTATCAGCACCTTCTTTGATCGTACCCACAATAGATATCCACTTTACTTTAGGGGAAATCCTGCGAATATCTACCAACGGACCTAGTTCTTCGATGCCGAGAGCTTGGAGAGTTTCTTCCGAGGGGAGTGGGGGAACTGGTTGGCAATTAATGGCGGGCCATTCAGTGACACAGTTCACGAGCTTGACCGAATAATTAGAGAATCTTGCAACGCGGCCGACGCGGTACTGCCAGCTGCCTTCGTTGACTGGAACAGCGACTTCCATTCCGATCTTGATTTCTTTAATGTTCATTACTTGCTCCTTCCTTTGTCTGGCTTGTCATATTCGCTACTCTGTTACACTCGGCCATGTGATTCCTCTGGGCTTCTCCAGCGGTGTTGGCGGGGATCATAGTGAATCTTCCTTTCTATGCTTGCGCCGTTACTCAATTGCCCCGAGTACCTCGAACCACCGGCAACGCCACTTGCTGCCGGCTCGGTGGACATCAGCCGGCTTTGTCCTGACTCGGATGATCTCGGCATCTTTCTGCCACGCGATAGCATCATCCAGCGTCGGCCACAGATACAGGCCGGGATGACACTCCGTGTCGGACGTGGAGAACCAGTCAGCCGAGTAGACTCGTCCGTCGCGGTACTTGTCAATATGACCGGCCTGGCGAGTGCGGTAGCCGATGACAAACTCGCCGTGGTGAGCGAACCCCTCAACATCCCCGTTCGGGGCGTTGTCGGGGTCTAAGCATGTGCCGCTCAGGTTGGCCCAGTACAGGTTGGCCTCTTTGCCTCCTTTGCCACACAGCCACTTGGTATGGTCAGCAAGGATGGCTTGCAGGTCTTTTAGGGTCATGCTGCACCGCCTTTCGCCGCCGCGAACTTATCGCGGAGAGCCGCTACCTTGTCTACCCCCTTTGACGAAGGCGACATTGAATACAAGAGATGATCCAATGCCAACCGAATCGCCTCATCCCGATCGGCGTCGGTGATGGTAGGAGGCTCAATCTTGATCGGCTTGACCTGCCAGCGGATAGCACGGCCGAGAACTGGCTTTATTGGTCCATGTGTTATTCCACCAGCATTGGAGTACCAGAAATCGTCGTCTTTGGCTTTGCTTACGTCGATCAGGCCAACAATCTTCGCTCCATCCCAACCCATTGCATAGGCTAAGGCTGTTAATCTGTCTTTTGTCGGGCGGCTAGGCAGGGGAGATATGTCGTTAGGAAAGAGAAGGAATGAACCCATTGCTGTTTCAGACACGAGCCATACTCCACTGTGCTCGCTTAGGGAGATGATTTTGCTTTCCGCCCATCTGGCGCCAATCTCAGCTGCGACATGTTGACCGATTCTTAGTTCTTTAATGTTCATTCTTCACTGCCTTTCGCTCGTTTGGCTGGAAACATCCACACGTCAGACATGCGTTCCACGCACCGTCGCAAGAGGACCCACAGGCTTTTACAAACCGGCTGTAAAAGGGACACAAAATAGCCATGCACTTCGCTTTACATACCAAATAGAGCTTTGTCGAAGTCATTCTTCATCCCCAAACCTGTCGCAGATAATCTCAGCGAATATATCTTGGACTTCAGCCTTAATGGCAGGGCGGAGGTCAGGAATGTCAAAGAGGGTACGAAGTTCGTCGAGTGTGAACATAGTGCTTTCTCCAATTCCGAGATGGACGCCGTCGTTCCATATACGACCTTTTGGAAGATACACCAAATTAAGGGTGTTTTTGGCTGTGAAGGTCAGGCAAACGCCTAATGTTTTGTCCATGAACCAGTCACCCAACTTGTATGTCGGCTCGTTGGAGCGGCCGATGCTCCACCGGAGGGTGGGATTTGCATGGGGCTGTTTCCATGGCCCTTTCATCAGCATGGAAATATCTGTTACCCACTGCATGTAGGCGGGAATGTGGCGGACGTCCACCAGTGGACCGAGTTCCTGGATGCCGAGGAATTGGAGAGTTTCTTCCGGCGGGGGTGGGGTGACAGGACAGCAGTCGGAAGCAGGCCACTCGAAGACGCTGCCGACGAGTTTGACCTTCGAGTCAGCGATTCGTGCAACACGGCCGACGCGGTATTGATAGCTACCACTATTGACTGGAACAGCAACTTCTATTCCAATCTTGATATCCTTAGCGTTCATTCTTAAACCTTTCTATGCTTGTGCCATTGCTCTATTGCTACGAGTTTGCCGGAAACGCTCCGGCGTTATTGCGATCAGGGTACCAACCCAGGGCTTGGGCCTTTTCCAAGATGGCGGTGGCGGTGGAGAGAGCAAAGCGGTAGATGGTGTCGGGGTTGTTCCCTTCCAGCTGTTCTTCCGCCCCTTGGGTAACTTCCAAGAATGGGGTGGTGTCGTCGAAAACATGGGCGGAGTAGATGCAGATCTGGCAGAATGCGATGAGGACTTCTTGCTTAAGAAGTTCGTCGTCCCAGGTTTGCATCAGGCGGAGTTGAGATAAGAGCTTTGGCCCGATGATAGAGGGGACTTGGGAAAGGGGGTTTCCACATGTAGGTTGAACATACTCTTTATCAAGTTCTTTTCCATTTACCAAAACTGCTGCTGCCATTAAAGATGAGATTCCCCGTGGACAAGAGTTGAGGTAAGACACGAAACGGTCCTCTTCGTTGAGCCTTGACATAAGGGCTTGAATGATAGAAGAGAAGTCAGAAGAGCCGGAAGGGTCGAAAGGGTCGAGGGGCGAGTCAAAGGGGTTTGACATTTAAGGTTCCTTTCACAAAAGTTTCTGACAAAAGTTTCTGACAATTTACTTTCTAAATCGTCTTAACTCTTAAAGACTCGGGAGTTAAGACTTGGGAGTCGTGACGGGCCGGCGGAATCGAACCCGCGTGGGTAGCACCAGCACCGCTGCATGAATCTACTCGACGTCAATGCCCGCTGCATGAAGCTAGGGAAGCAGGGTAAGGAGGTCTTTGCGGGCCAGCTGCAAGCCCTTGAGCACCTTCTGGAGAACCTCGGTGCCGATTCTCGCAACGTCTTTCTGTTCCCACTCGTCGTCTTCGGCAGCCTCGAGGGATTCATCGAGGTCTACCCGAAGGTTTTCGAGTTCGAGTTGGCAATCTTCGCCAACTCGGTTCATCTTCTCAACGTACTCATAATCTTCCATCTTCAATTCCTTGTATCTAAGGGTCTTAACTCTTAAAGACTCGGGAGTCGTGACGGGCCGGCGGGCCGACGACGGACTAGGGGACTATCGACGACGGCCGCTTTCCGGGGCGGTTGGCCGAGGGGTGGTCGGGGCGGTGATATGAGTCTCGTGATGTGAGTCTCGTGTCTCTCTTCTCTCATCTCTCTCTCTCACTCTCTCTCTCTCAAGAGACACGGTACAACACTTTTCCACTACTCCCATACCCGCCCCTACTTTTCCGGCCGTCGTCCATAGTCCGCTCGTCTGTAGTCCGCCGATTCGATTCAGGGTTTTAGACAAGAAGGCTTTCTGGACAAGAGAAGCTTGAAACCGACTCTTGACGGCCGGTGGGCCGTGGGATTGTCTCCCCACGGCCCACTCCGGGTCGGTCTACTTGTCGGATTCACCCTTCTCATCCGATTCGTCCTTCTCGACCTTTCCGGTGACCTTCTTCCACTCTTCTGACCGTGCTTTCTTGATCACGTCTGCCTCGTCTTCGCTGACTTCGTCGAGCGGGCAGTTCTCGGCGTTCTTGGTGTTCTCGGCCAGATATTTCTTTCCGGCTTCGAGTAAGTCGCCTCCTTTCTCTGCCCAGTAGGCTTGAAAGTCAGCCCCGGCGGCTGCGATTGTGGAAAACACTGCCTTGTCCGACACCTTGCCTTCCTTGGCCTGTTCCCACGTGTTCAGGCGGTGCACGGCCTTCTGCCGTGCCCAGAGATCGACGCCTTTGTTTCTGAGAATCTCCCAGGCGGCGTCCTTTCCCTTGTCCTGTTCGAGCTCTGCCAGCATCCCACTCGGCGAGCATCCGACGTTCGGCACGATACCGCTGTACTTGAAGAACCGTGCTGAACCATCCTTCCTTGAACCCACCTGCAGAACGTACGTTGCACTTCGGTAAGTCTTCGGCATGATACACTCCCTTTTCAATTGGGAAAACTCGTCGCCAACCCCGGCGGGTCGGCCATTTCACGAGTATTGTACGCACCGAGGGGGGTCCAGGTCAACAGGAAAATCAGTATTTTTTTCAGTAAACTTTCCTGCCGAGTTAACTATTCACCTAACCGCCGGGTGAGTAGGTGAAAACCGGTACGACTTTTCCACATTCCGTCCCGGACCGCGATACCTGAAAAGATGTACGTCTTTTCCACTTTTGAACTGTCAACCCTCCCACCCCTGGGTCGGCACAAAAGCTTGACCCTCTTTGGAAATCTATGGTGTGTGAAAGTTACTTAAAAGTTTTTTACCTACTCCCCCTACCCTTCCCCTTTTCGATAGTCTTTTGAGACCACCCTTTCGAGATTAGATCTATTGAGACTAAACCTTTCGAGACTAAACCTATTGAGACTAAACCTATTGAGTCGAAAGGCGAAACCTGTCGAGATGAAAAGTCATGAATCAAAAACGCCGCGGTGAAATTCAAAGAATGCTTCCGAGACACCACAAGATGGTGGACTTTGCTCTTGCGGGACTGTCTAACAAGGCAATTGCAGAAGAACTGGGAATGACCCGCGAGGCGGTGGGGTTGGTGCTTAACTCACCAATTGTGCAAGACGAGTTGGCTCGTCGGAGAGAGCGTAAAAACAAAAGCCTTGAAGAAGCCATTACTTTAGATGTTGCCGCGGCGAAAACAAAACTTGAGAGAGCAAGCCTCGAAGCTGCGACTAAAGTAGAAAGTCTCATCTCTTCTGAAGACGAAAGCATTGCTCTCAAGGCATCAAATTCAGTCTTAGATCGTGTTTTCGGCAGAGCCTTGGGAGAGGACGGATCTAAAACTGGAACTATTACGATAAATACAGATCAGGTTCAGCTCCTTGTAACTGCGATGAAGGAGTCAAAAGGGGAGAAAGTAGGGGTTGAGGATGAGTGAGATAATTACACAAGAGAGTCTATCTAAGGATCAGATAGCAGAGCTTCGGCAGCTCGCCATGGGGAACCTTTTCTTCTTCGCCAAGGGAATCTTAGGCTTTGACTGGCTTGATCCACAAATCCACCTTCCTCTTTGTCATCTTCTCGAACTTTACGACGGTTGGGATGAGTCTTTAGGGTTTGAGAAAGATGTTTATGTAAAGACCTTGAGAGATAAACATTTGAGGCTTTTAGAAGAGAAGATTGAAGAGTCTCTTGAAGAGGGAATTAGGCAGTTGCTGATCGAGCTCCCTCGTGGGTGGTTGAAAACGACACTTTGTTCTATCTCTTATCCTTTATGGAGAGGGGTAAGAGATCCGAATGTCCGATGCCTCTTGACTCAAAATACGCACTCTAATGCCCTGGCTAAGTTTTCATCCATTGCTGGTAAAGTACTTGGTCAGGGTTCTCTCATGTTTCAAACAATCTTTCCAGACATTGTTCCTACGAAAAACGAAACTTGGAGAGCAGATTCTCTTTGCCTTCATCGAGACAAAGCTTGGGCAGAGAGCACTTTTGAAGCTGCTGGAACTAAGACTCAGGTTACAAGCCGGCACTTTGGGTTGATTATTGAAGACGACACCGTAGCTCCTGATAAAGAAGATCTTGGGTTTGATAACCTTCTTCCTTCTCAAGATGATGTAGAACAAGCAATTGGTTACCACCGGCTCGTCCCGCCGCTGCTGATTGACGTGGAGAAATCACAGAACCTCGTCGTGGGGACTCGGTGGTTTCAGAGAGATCTCATCTCGTGGGTAGAAGAAAACGAGCCTTGGTTTGTGGTTTATAAACGAGCGGCTCTTGAGAACGAAAAGGGTGAAGCAGATGAAAAAGGTGAGCCGGCTTATCCATCGAGATTTAGTAGAAGTGCGTTAGAAAAACTAAAAGCTCGGATGGGTCCGTATCTCTACTCTTGTCTCTACTTGAATAAACCCATCCGGTCGGATGATATGATATTCAGGCAAGAGTGGTTTAAGTATTTCGAGAAAGAACCTCAAAATCTTGTCTGTTATACTACGGTCGATCCTGCGGGAGATCCAAAAGAATCCAAGGGCGAGACTGACTGGAGTGCTGTAATCACTTGTGGGAAAGACTTAACAACAGGAAATATTTATGTTCTTGAATCCTCGAGAGTTAAGTGTGACCCCGGGGATCTCATAGATTTGCTCTTTCGCCATGTGCGTAAATATATGCCTGTAAAAGTCGGAGTTGAGTCTGTTGCGTATCAATCCAGCCTGCTCTATTGGATTAGAGAAAAGCAGAAGCAGGATAGCACGTTTTTTCTCGTTGAAAAACTCAAAGGTTCGACGACTAAGAAAGAGTTGAGGGTTCAGGGGCTTCAACCTGTAATCGCTTCAGGAACTCTAAAGTTTCGTCCGCATCAGCAGGACTTGATTTCAGAGCTTTTAGTCTTTCCTTATGGGAAGAATGATGATCTCGCTGATGCTTTGGCCTATCAGCTCCAGCTGTGGGGACTTACAAGAGGAGCGGTTAGTGGTGGGAGAGCGGTTATTTACGACCCCTGGAGCGTGAATAACATCGTAGAAGAGTATAAGCAAGAGTTGAGGAAAGAAAGTAAAGATAAGGCTCGACCTGTAAAAAGGTCCTTCATTGGAATCTCTCACGATTTAGAAAGTAAATCGTCTAGGAAGGTACAATCATGGCACTTAGATCACCAAACATTGCTCAACTGAGCCTTGTAAATGCCTTGGTTTACAATAGCAAGACTTGGAATGATATCGAACGTGCAGTTTTGACTTCTGGAAGTCAAGTCATTCATACCGCAACTACGGGATCTAAGTTCATTCTCCTTGGTATCTTTGGCACTATGACAGGAGCTGATGGATCGACGTTAACGATTCAAGATTCTGATGGAACTGCCCTTACTGGAGCCATGCCATTCAAGCAACAGGGTGGTATGGTTTCGCTTGAATCCTCTTCCGGTCTCGTTGTTTCTCCATCTGGAAAGGGTCTTCAAGTTTCTGCTTCTGCTGGAAGTTTTGAAGGCGTGGCTATTTTCCTTGAGGTTAGTGCATAGAATGTCCCACCCCGATCCTAACAATCTCTCAGCAGTGAGGGTAGACACGAACCGTGCGTTGATCTATCCAAGAGTCGTAGGGTATGAAGATGCCGACGGCCGGCTTGGGCTGATCGACGAGGACCTCCGCGTCGAGCGGCGGGACCAGTCGGTCGCGGTGGTCTGGTCGCACGGGGGGCGGGAGGACTGGGTGGCGATCGGCCCGGCCGACAAGGATGCGTCGGTCGCGATCAAGAAGATGATGGACGACTACGAGGACGAGAAGGCCGAGGGGGCCGTTGCCACGCGGCTGCGGGAGTTCGGCCATCGGCTGCGTTGGAGCTCAGACCTCGGGCCGATCCGGTTGAAACTTTATGGGAGTCGCGGTGTCGAGAGGGTGCTGAGTCGGGACGGGGTGCCTGGCGTACGGATTCCTGGGATTGTTCGGCCGAACCTGTTGGGGATTCGGTTCGGTCAGAAGTGGAAGCGGTTGTTGCTTTCGGGGATGCTGACCGTGGATGGTCCGCTGCTGACGATCTCCCCGCCGAAATCGCTGGACGGCCGGACGATCGACCTCGACCCGGACGTCGCTTCATCTGACGTAGTACTGCATCGCAACCGTGATTTGTCCGATCCCGCCGACTGGGACGCGGTGCGGGACGCCGCCACAAGCGTCCAACGACTGGAACAAGCGGGCGTCGAGTCGGTGCATACCTCGTCGAGCTACGCGTCGGTTGCCCGTACGTTGCTCGTGTTTGATACGTCCGGCTACGCCGAGTGGGCCTCTGCCGAGTTGCAGATGGACGAGACGAACTACACCGTGACCTCTGGCGGGCAGGTGGCCCGTGCGTATTATGATGTGGGGGGGCTGACGCTCGGTGGCGACGCAGAAGATTCGGGGCATTACGATGAGATGCTCAGTGTGCAGACGGGGACGACCGTGACGCACTCCGGCGACGACTGGACGATCAGCAACCTACAAGACGAGCCGACGTGGGGGGACACCGACTTCCACATCGCCCTCGTCCACGGGGAGGACAACGGGGCTGATGACGGGTTGGTGGGAGACTACCACGGCGTAGCTCCTACGTTGGGGGACCGGAGCGAGGTGTTCTGGGACGACGAGACCATCGTGATCGAGGTGACAGGGTCTCCGTCGGGTGGTAGCCTGATGATGACAGGAATAGGAACCTGAGGTGTTTTGTGAAAGATGATCAAGACTCCTGTGCCAAGAAACACCTTACTTGGTTTGCAGGGATTGTAGGAGCCGTTGCAGGAGTAATGCTAGTATTGTTGCAAATCTTTACTTCTTCAATTGCTCGGCAGATTGACTACCAAGATCTTGTGATTAAGGATCATGAGATTAGAATTCGTCGGAATGTAGAAAGCAGGATTAGAAGTACAGAGCAAATCTTAGAGCTTAAGAAGAGGGTTAAGCATATAGAAGATGTTATTTCTACCGAGGCTTATTCACTCCAAAGTATTCTAAACGACCCGTTTGAAAGGGATAATAAATGATGATTAGA